GAGTGGTCCGGTAACTACCAATGACATACGAGGATCATCCAAGCGGTCTACGGTGTTCATTCCGTTGACACGTCGCTATGTGGATGCAGCTTCAGCAAAACTAGCCGAGATCATTTTGCCGATTGATGACAAGGCATTCATGATCAAGCCAGAGCCCATTCCTGATGGGATTCTGGAGGATAAGTCGCCAGCGATTGCGGAGTCTACGGGGCAACCCATCATGGCACCGCCGCAACAACCGCAGCAGCCGGGTCAACCGGGTCAGCCACCGCAGCAGCCACAGCCTCCGAAGCCGGTCACTGTTGCCGACATGGAGCAGGCAAAGCACAACGCCGCCGCCGATGCCGCGAAGAAAGCGGAAAAGCGAATCTATGACTGGATGGTGGAGGCGAATTACCCAGCCGAAGCACGCAAGGTCATCAAGGATGCAGCGCGTATCGGAACGGGTATCTTGAAGGGTCCATTCCCAGAGCTGCGACGCAACCGAGCCATGACCCGTGAGACTGGCGCTCCGTCCGTTGTGATGCAAGAGAGCCTTAAACCGGGTATTAAGTGGATTGACCCTTGGAACTTCTTTCCAGCAGAAGGATGCGGAGAGAGTGTTCACGATGGTGATTACTGTATCGAGAGAGATTACCTGTCTGAGCGCAAGCTGAAGCAGCTTCGCCGCAATCCGATTTACATGAAGGATCAGATTGACAAGGTGATCGAAGAAGGTCCGGGCAAGGTCTACATAGAGTCTGGCAACACCAGTGGAAAGACGGAGAAAAAGTCCTACGAGATTTGGTACATCTACGCCAATATCAAGCGCAAGGATTTGGAGCTGACTCAGGCCGTTGGATTGGATGCTGTTGACGAGGATAAGTCGGAGATTCCAGCTATCTGCATGATGGTGAACGATACGGTCATTGGGGCTGTGTTGAATCCCATGGATTCCGGCGTATTCCCCTATCGTGTGAAGGTCTGGAGTCGTCGCATTGGTAGCTGGACTGGGGTAGGAGTAGCAGAGCAGGGCGCTACACCCCAGAAGGTGGTGAATGCCGCCAGTCGCGCACTGATGAACAACGGCGGTGCATCGTCTGGTGTGCAGATCATTCTGGATCAAGTGGGGATTGTCCCGGCTGACAACGATTGGACTATCACTCCCAACAAGATTTGGTACAAGACCGGCGAGTCTTCCGCTCAGAACGTGGGCGACGCCTTCCGGGTGTTTGAGATTCCCAGTGTTCAGCCGCAAATGCAGGCCATCATCCAATATGGCATGGCAATGATGGAAGAGGCTACGGGCATTCCATTGGTGACCCAAGGGTATCAAGGCCCATCCAGCCCAGAGACGTTCGGACAAGCCCAGTTGCAGGACAACAACTCGCACACATGGCTGAGAAGCATTGGCTATTCCTATGACGACGAGGTAACCGAGCCACTGGTTAAGGACTTGTACGAGTGGCTACTGATGGACCCTGAAGTTCCCGACGACGAGAAGGGCCAGTTCACCATTGATGCAAAAGGCTCCATTGCAATGGTGGAGCGGTCTATTCAAGAGTCAACCATGATGATGCTGCTGGGTGCTTCAGGGAATCCAGCTTTCGGACTGGACCCTGCCAAGCTGATGCAGTTGATTCTGCGGTCCAAGCGATTCGACCCGAGAGACATCACGCTATCTGACGAGGACAAAGAGAAGCAGCAGCAAATGCAGCCGCCTCCACCGCCACAGCTTGCCGTGGCTCAGATTCGCGCACAGACAGAGCTGAAGAAGACGGAGATGGTTCTGGGTCAAAGGTCGCAAGAAGCTCAGATGGATAACCAAACTGAGCAAGTCAAGATCAAGATGGACACGGATCGTGACTCAATATATGTCAGGGCACAGGCAGAGCGCGACGCTGGCAACCAACAGTACAACATCGCACGCCTCCAGTCGGAAGAGCGCCTTGCCATGCTCAAGTATGCCAATGACCGCCAGATCAGTCTGGAAGAGGTCAAGGCGCAGCTTGCCAAGGCATCTATGGCAGAGCAAACCAAGCGCGAACTAGCCAATGCACAGATCGCCTTGAATCAACAGGAGAACGAAAAGGACCGTGGAGTGGAGCGGCACATTGCCCAGCTTCGCGGGACCAAGCCTCCTGAGCCTATGGAGTTCCCTGGACGCGCAGAACCCGGGAAGGCGTTTAGCCAATGATTGATAGAAAGTTGCCATTTATATTGACAATTGAGGAAAAGCGTTCGCCGCTGTGGCGAAAGTTGAAAGAATATTGCGAGAACCGGCTTGTTGACCTCAGAAATGAGAACGATGGAGATAGGCCGGAAATTGAGACAGCAAAGATTCGGGGGCGAATTGCTGAAGCGAAGTTACTGATTTCGCTTGGCAAAGACACCCCAAAGATAGGCCGGTCCCTGCTTGATGGCAGCGATGGGCTTTAAGTGGCAGCCCCCTTTCAGGCGACTGTCGATGTAGGGCGTGCAGAACTGCACATTGGTGAGAGGTTTTGACATGGAAGAAGGAATCAGCGAACTAGAGGCTGGGTACTCGGACGATGACAAGGCAACGGTGGAGACGCCAGAGCCGGTCAAGGATGAAGTGCCAGAGCAGAAGGCAAGCGAGCCAACTGAAGCTGTCAAAGAGGAACAGAAGTACGACCCATTGAAGGAGTTGATGACTCGGTTTGAAAAGATCGAGAGTCGAACCCGAAATGTGGAAGGCCATATCGGCGGATTGAATTCCGGTCTGAGGTCGCTGAATGAGACGCTGGCTGCATCGAGAGTTGCCGCTCAAGCCGTTTCTGAAGCACCAACAACCGCACAGGTCAAAGACGCTGTTGGCAATACACGTGAGTGGGATGCCTTGAAAGAGGACTTCCCAGAATGGGCCAGTGCTACGGAAAAGCTATTGGATAGCAAGCTCGGCAAGCGAGATGACATTCAAGCGGTTCTGGATGAGAGATTGAACGGTGTTACCGCCAATATCTCTGAACGAATCAAGCACGAAGCAGGGATGGAATCCTTGTACGTTGCTTTCCCAGATTGGGAGCAGGACGTTAAAACGCCCGAGTTTCGAGATTGGTATGCGGAACAAGACGATGGCATCAAAGCTCTGTCAGCTTCACCGAAGCCCACAGATGCAGCGCGAATGATGCGAATGTTTGAGCGACGCAAACCAAAGGAATCCAAGCCTGATCCGGTTACCTCCCGCCAGGAGCGCATGAAAGCAGCGATCACCCCGAAGGGTACTGGAGGCGGCTCCACATCTCGTTCGGACATTGACGATTTTATGGCTGGATATTCCGGCTAACCTGATAGGAAATTAACATGGCTATGCATAGTTTTCCCCTCACTGAAGGGCGCATCAATAAGTTCAAAGGCTCCATCCTGAAACATGCCAAACCTTACGAGTGTTTGGCAAAGGCTGGCCGTCAAGTGCCAATGCCTCAGAACCAGAGTGACACCTATGTCGCTCGTCGTTTCTTGCCCTACGGCGCAACCACATCGGTTCCCAATCAGTTCTTCCAGAACGGTACGGGTGATCGTGGCAACACCATCGTTCAGGCGCACCTGACATCGGAAGGCGTTACACCCTCTCCCGATAGCATCGTGCCGGTTGACTACACCGAAGTGGTGAACCAGTACTCTTGCTTGTACGGCTTCACTGACAAGACCTTCTATCTGTACGAGGATGACATCCCTGCCCAGATGAAGACTCAGATCGGTGAGCGTGTTGGTCTGGTGAACGAGATGATCGTTTACGGCAAGCTGAAATCCTGCACCACGCAGTATTACGGCGGCTCTGGCACCTCGCGTGCCACAGTGGCTGGCCCTATGACCCTGAACCTGCAATCCGCAGTGGTCCGTGGTCTGATGGCTAACCACGCCATGCCCGTGACATCTGTTCTAGCAGCTTCTCCGAAGTTCGACACCAGCGCAGTGGCAGCAGGCTACTTTGCCTACACGCACTCTGACCTTGAGCGCACCATCCGTGACTTGCCCAACTTTGTACCTGCTGAGAAATACGGCTCCGGTACACCTGAGCAGGGCGAAATCGGTAAGTGCGAGCGATTCCGTTACATCTTGTCGCCTGATCTGCCTTCCTTCCAAGACGCTGGTGCAGCTATTGCATCGTGGACTGGTGCTGGCGCTGGCTACTCGACAACCGGCACTTCGCTGGACGTGTACCCCGTGATCGTGATGGGTTCTGATGCGTTCTCTCAGATCGCTGTGCGTGGTCTGGATTCTCTGGACCCAACATTCTTGCCACCCGGCGAGAAGAGCAAGTCTGACCCACTGGGTCAACGTGGCTACGCTGGTACGAGCTGGTGGAAAGCCACCATGATTGAGAACCATCAGTGGATGGCTGTGGTCAACGTTGCACGCGCTGCCTAATGAATTGACAGCCCCTCACGGGGTTGTCATCTAAAAGGAAAGACCATGCAAAACACAGTATCTCAATCTCTGGCAGGACTCGCCAATGAGAGTCAGCGTTATGCGCTGTCCCCCATTGTGCGAGCCATTGCAGACCGACTCTCTTCGCAGATCACTACGACTGGTGGCCTTGCCATCAAGGCGGGTGGTGGCGTTTTGGTGAAGACGGTTAACACGGTGACATACGTTGCCAACGGCGTTCACGGCTCCATCGTTGCGGCAGACATGCCAGCACTGACTGGCCTGAACATCGGCGCTGGCAAGTTCAACGTGGCTTGCTTCTACGTCAACTCCGCAGGCACTACGTCTGTGCGATTCGGTGTAGAGGGTGCTACGGCTGCGCTGGTGAAGTTCCCGACGCCTCCTGAAGGTTCGGCCTCCATCGGCTACGCACTGATCACCTACGCATCGGCATTCACTGGCGGCACGACTGCTTTGGACACCGCAACGACCGTGTACGTCAACACTGTCGGACCTTTCGACGCTTCTATCCTTCTGTAAGGAATTTTCAAAAATGGCAAATACATATCAAAACATTAACGGCATGACCGTTAATCAAGTCAACGCCGGTTTCGTTCTTGGCACCACCAGCACGTACACCACTACAGCTTCCACCGCTGCTGTGATCAATGGCGTGTTTGGAACTGCCCTGACTGCTCAAACCAACACCGCATCACCCACCACTGACGCAACCACTGGCGCTGCTTTCGTTGCGCTGACTGCGAACAAGGCTACCGTCTTGGTATGGGGTGTGAACGCTGCTGGCGCTATCAAGCTGGCTCAGGGCACCATTGTCCCAACTGAAACAGGTGTGACTACCACTGCTGGCGCATTCATCAATGCACCGCAGTTCCCATCTCTGCCAGACGACTTCTGCCCCATTGCCTACAACTTGGTTCGCACATCCCCAACGGGTAGCGCGTTCACGGCTGGCACCACATCTTGGGCGGCTTCCGGCATCACATGTAGCACTGCGAAAAACGTGCATACGCTGCCTGATCGTCCAAAGATCGCCTGATCGGAAGGTCAGTAACAAGTGACCCGGCCACAGTGCCGGGTTTTTCAAATCAACAGGAGTTTCCCCATGGATGCAATTCAAAACCCAGTCAAGCGCAAATACAGCCGAGCCATTCACTCGGAAGATTTCCCGCTGGCGCAGAAGGAAGATTTGGATATTGGTCTAGACCAGACAATCATCCACGGAGAGGCCCTTGCTAACCCGGTGAACGATGCAAAGTCGGACTTCATGAAGGCGCTGGCTTTCAATGAAGAGCCCATCACGATCATCATTGAAGAAAACTCGCGTTCAGACTTTCCAGAAACGATGGTCCCCGTGAATGTGAATGGCGATGGCGCTGAGATTCTGATGGATGGCAAGTGGGTTCGTGCCGGATGGCTACCCATTGGCCGTGAAGTCATTACAAAGCGCAAGTACGTCGAAGTGCTTGCCCGGTCCAAATCCGACTCAATCAAGACCGTCCACGACGATGCCACTGTAGAGCGCCCACGCAATACGGTGAGTCGCCGTACCAGCTCCAACTATCCCATCTCTGTTCTGCGCGACGACAACCCACGTGGTCGTGACTGGCTTGCCAACATTCGCATGACGCACTGAGATGAACTACACCAGTCTTTGCAATGCTCTCATCCAGAAGTGTGGCATTTCTGGTGGGTCCATATCTTCGGTGTCGGGGCAGGTTGGCGAGATGGGTCGTGTTGTCGCGTGGATCAACGAGGCATACGAACAAGTCCAACTAGCATCCCAAACATGGGATTGGATGCGTGATGACGTGTCCTTTGTGACGGTTGATGGCCAGACGAAATACACCACTGTTCAGGCTGGCGTTACTGATATGGCGATGTGGAAGCCTGGGTCATTTCGCTGCTACCAAACCGCTGGTGGCGTGGGCG